TCAACCGCATTGGTGGACCATCATGGTCACCGTAGTCGTAAACGGAGTTGATGGGAGTATTAGAACGCGGAGGGGGAGCAGTGGTTGGTCGGGGATGATCCTTGGGGTCTTGAGCCTTCTTGCCAGGAGAAGTGTGCGGCTTCTTGACGGGAGGAACAGGGGAATGTTCACGAGAACGAGGCAAAGGAGTGGAAGGCGCTGAAGAGGCGGCCGAAACAGGAGCAGAATGGGTCGCACCGGCAAAAAGTGCAACAAAGCGGCGGTGCCAAGCACCAAGACCGCCACCAAGAGGAGGTAAAGCTACCATGAAGAAGGCTTGACCCAGTCAACGCCGCCAAATTCAAGGGGAACCTTGAACTCAAAGCGGCCCTTGAAAGAGGTGTTGGTAGTCTCGACGTCCCAGCCAAACAGAATCTCAGGGTGGCGGCCGGCTTGCGGGCGGGGTTTAAGCTGAGAGTTGATGACCTCAGAGAGGGTGATGGTGGCAGTGGGGACGGGGGAAAGCGCCGAGATCGAGAAATTGACGGCAGACGAATCCTCAGAAATCTGATCAAGAGTCTTGGGCCAGGAGGAAACGTCTGTGGGGACAATGGTGGCGGTGGCACTGATCACGACGTCAGCGGAGGCAGGGCCGATGAAGCTGCCGATGATTGGACCGCAAACACGAGCAGAGCCGCGGGAAGAGGTGTAGGTGTGGACCTCAGGACGAGAATCCAAAGCAAAATGGCTGACACCTGACTTCTTGTTGACGACGACAACAATCTTGACGGTATGACGGTTGAGGTGGAGGGCGGCAGTGGTGCCGACAACCGCTGCAATGTCAGAGGACATGCTCAACAAAGGCAGGAAAGCAAGGGGAAGTCGGACAAATAAGCAAAACGGAAAGTCAAATTGGAATAATAGTGGAACTCAAAGAAAGTTCCAAGAGAATGGTTACTCCAAGGGTTGTCACTCGGAATCAGGTGAGGGTGATGAGAAAGCAAATACCCAGCCTGATTACAATTGGAGAAATGACAAACGGTGGAGACCTCAAAGGATTGGGTCGTAAGATACAAATCCTGCTTGTGTTGCAGGTCCCCTAGGATGGCAGCAAATTGGAGTGAAGCAAGTGGTAGACTCAATGGCAGTTGCATGAGGAATTTTGAGGCGCCTTTGACCAGGGAATTACCCTGGGACTGACTGTACCTTTCAGCCCACACTGTGGCTTGTGGGGACCGCCGCCTTGCAGTCGATACACAGCCTGGGTTCTCAAGCCAGACACGGCACATTGGATCGGCATCCAAGAGGTGGACGCGGTGCATTTGGGGAGATGAGAGCACTCAGCTCG